CTTAGAAGAGGATCTCAAGTTGTAGGCGCAGGACAAGTTTTTGAGAATGTTGAAGATATTGATTTTGCTTCACCATATAATTCACAAGGATTTCCAAACAGACTTAAGATTCCAAATTTCGACTCAAGTAATAGAATTGTTAACTATACAATTACTAAAAGAGAGGTCGTTGTTAACGGTATCACCAAAGTATTCAAAAGAGTTATTGGACCAGCCGATGTAAGACCATTCTTGGAGTTATTCCTACCTGAAAAAAATGTTCTTGGAGTTACAAGTGTACTTCTGAAAGATGGTACAAGTTATACAACAGTACCAACAGTTAATGAGTTTTTAGGGGTAGACAATAGGTGGTACGAAGTGGATGCTTTGGCTGAAGACAGAATTTTTGTTGAAGATCCTACCAAAGTGTCTGATCAGCCTGGAATCAAAGTTGGTAAGTACATCCAAACAAATGACAGATTCATTACAGAATATACACCTGAAGGATTCCTCAAGATGACTTTTGGTGGTGGTACAAATACATCACAAGACGCTTTGAATCAATTCACAACTTTAGGAGTTCCATTGAATCTACAACTGTATCAAAACAATATGTCTTTAGGTTCTGCTTTGAGAGCGAACACAACATTGTTTGTTCAATATAGAACAGGTGGTGGTTTATCTACAAACTTAGGTACAAACGTTATCAATCAGGTTGGAACCGTAAGTTTCTTTGTGAACGGACCTTCAGATAATATTAACCAACAAGTAACAAGTTCACTTAGATGTAATAACGTTACAGCTGCAATCGGTGGAGCGGGACAACCTTCAGTAGAAGAAACAAGAAACTACGTAGCATTCAACTTTTCCTCACAGAACAGAGCGGTAACTGTTAATGATTATGAAGCTTTGATAAGAAAGATGCCTTCTCAATTCGGAGCACCTGCAAAAGTTGCAATCACGGAGAACAACAACAAAATCAACGTTCAGATATTATCATACGACACTACAGGTAAATTGACTTCTATTGTTTCGAACACCTTGAAACAAAACTTGGCAAACTATCTATCAAACTATAGAATGATGAACGACTACATTTCTATTGAAACTGCGGAAGTTATTGATTTAAGTTTAGATATTTCGGTTGTCTTAGATGCCACACAAAACCAAGGACAAGTTATTACTAATATCATTAATAAGGTTTCTACTTTCTTAGATCCGCAGATCAGAAACTTAGGTCAAAACATATACATCTCACAATTGAACAGTTTGATTCAAGATGAGAATGGTGTTATAACCGTAACAGCCATCGATGTATTCAATGAGGTAGGAGGACAATATTCAGGGTTCCAAACTTCAATGGCATATTCAAACGATGTTACAAGACAGATAAGACCTGTAGATGATACCATATTTGCACAACCAAATCAGGTGTATCAAATAAGATATCCAAACAAAGATATCAGAGTGAAAGTGAAGAACTTCCAAAACGTCCAGTTCTCTTAAGTTTATTATCGGTTCAAGTAGATTATCATTACAATGTACGCCATTTCCTTAGAAAATGGGGGTTAAACTATTTATCAAAAAAGAGATGAATGACCAATTCTTACAGAATTAAAACACAAGTAGGGTCTGACCAAACAATAAATGTACAGATAGATCAAGAGTTCGACTTCTTAGAGATTCTATCTTTGAAGATTCAAAGTGATGATATCTACACAAGAAACTGTGCAGACTATGGTGTTATTGTTGGTCGTGTTACCGCTAACGGAGGATTCGGATTACCAAATGTAAGAGTATCTGTTTTTGTACCTTTAGAACAAGAAGATGAGAATAACGAAATTATCTCAACACTTTATCCTTACAAATCAACTAATGACAAGAATGAAGATGGGTATAGATACAATCTATTACCATATGAAAAATCTTATTCAAAACACGCCGCAACAGGGACATTCCCTTCAAGAAATGATGCTTTAACAAATCCAACAGTCGTTACTGTTTATGACAAATACTATAAGTTTACAGTAAAGACTAATGATAGTGGTGACTACATGATCATGGGGGTCCCATTAGGAGACCAAACAGTGTTCATGGATTGTGATTTATCTGATATAGGTGAGTTTAGTTTGACTCCACAAGACTTGATAAGAATGGGAATTGCAACAGAAAGTCAACTATCGGGAAATAACTTTAAATCCTCACCCGACTTACAATCATTACCACAAATCGTTTCACTTCAAGCAAATATAAGTGTGTCACCGTTTTGGGGACAACCTGAAGTTTGTCAATTAGCAATCAATAGAGTCGACTTCGATTTAAGGGACGATGCAAACATTGATATCCAACCTACTGCGGTATTCATGGGATCCATAATTTCTGCAAGTGACAGAAGAGTTATAAGAAAGAATTGTAGACCATCGACCGAAGCTGGAAATATCTGTGACTTAGTTTCAGGACCAGGTGAAATTCTTGCGATTAGACAAACTATTGGACAAGATAGTAATGGTCGACCTGTATTGGAAGAATACGAATTTGATGGAGGTGCTAAAGTGATAGATGGAGATGGTACGTGGCTAGTAGATTTACCAATGAATTTGGATTACATCATAACCAATGAATTTGGTGAAAGAACAATATCCTTAGATCCGACTATCGGTGTACCAACAAAAGGTAAATATAGGTTCAAAGTTAAGTGGGAGCAATCTCCTGATATGGGTGAGCAAGTGAAAAGAGCATATTATCTTTTACCGAATGTGAGAGAATATGGTTGGAGTTCGGCTTCATTAGACCCATCAATTTTAACCTCAGCATCTACTTCATATCAACAATATCAAAAGTCCTACGCCTTTTCTTTGGATTGGAACGAATATGCTGATCCAACGACAGCGATTAGTTGTCAGGATACCTTTTATGAATTTGGATACAATAGAGTTTACACTCCATCACAATTCATTGACGGATATCATAATGGGTCAAACAGAGGAAGATTCATTGGAATAAAAGAAATATTAGATTCAACTTGTGACTCGACAAATAATAAGTTTCCGACGAACGATGGGGTTAAGAATTTCGATTTGATTTTTATTCTTTTCAACTTCTTTTTTAGTTTTATAACGTTGTTACTTATACCATTAATGGTTGTGGTTCACATATTGGCATTCTTATGGCCGATATTGAAAATTTTAATCACTTTTGTTTATGGAACTCTAGCAACCTTTGTGTTTGTTTTATGTAAAATTGTTGATGCCATTCCATTTGTTAACATCAATTGTCCAAGACCACCATCGTTCAGAGATATTTTTAATTCTTTAGGAGATCCTTTCAAGAATATTGCATTACCAACGATAACATATCCTGATTGTGAACTTTGTTCATGTACTAATGAAACACCTGAATCAAGTGCAAACGCTCAGGCGTTCGTTCAAGAATCTTTAAGAACGACATCTTTAACATTGTTGGCAGATTCACCAAATCCTGTTTCTTATGGTAATGTATTTGACGAACAATATTGTACTGATGATACTTGGTTCAAATATTATAATACAACTTATTTCACCTTAGAACAACAAGATATTTCATGTAGAAAACAAACTGTTGAAAATCCTGCGAGTGTATACCAAACAGATGTGCAGAGACTTATTGCGGGTAATAACCAAAATATTGTAGGACAAAGAACCCCTGCAACAATTTGGTTTGCGGAGAGACCAAGAGCTTCTTTCGATTTGACCTTGACTGAAAGACTTAATTTATTCAATCTTAAAAACCAATACTTTAATACTTCGGGAGGGTTCAACCAAGTTAGAACATATGTTGCATCAGATGTTGCCGCTAATGCAGGACAGTATCATTACGACAATACAGTAACAATTTTATGTGATCCTGTTGCATTGGAAAATTTTGTGACAGGAAGAGTGATGACATTCCAGAACCCATTCAATTCTTTGGATCCAAACGTGAATGGTGCTGAAACTAATTTCTCAGGATTTTCTTCATCAACAGGATATGCTAAGAACCTTAAGGCAATCACAGTGAATTATGCTAATCCTGATAGCCCTGATCAATTATTAACTCAACAATATATTGTCAATCAATCGGCGGATACAATACAAAACTGTTGGGTTTCCACAGTGACCGCGGAAACAGGGACACAATGGTATTACACCGATTGTGATGGTGTATATCATTCCGGAAAC